CGTTGAGCACACTGCTTAGAAAGTCTTGAATTACCTTGGGCGTGTCTGAACGTTTGAGATCCAAGCCCATGGCTTTGACTTTGCCAGGACGTCCTTCCACATCGGCTCGCTTGCCTTCTTTGTCATAGTAAAGCACAGCATAGCGTTTCTTGGTAATGAACAATCCACGTGTGGCCACAATTTCACGACCACCTCGGATCACTGAACCCATGTCTCGGGGCACATGAAAAGCCTGTTCCATAAACCCCGGGAAGCTCTGATTCACCTGCTCGGCTATACTGTCATAAAGTTGTACAGCTATTTCTTTAGACCACTCCATGCGTCCTTGATCAATTTCTTCACGCAGGGTAGGATATGCAGTAAAGTAACAGGAATCAGTATCGCCATAGATAATGGCTTCGCCTGTATGATCATACTTGCCTGTTATACATTCATTGACATAAGCATCCATGTGTTTGGCAATGCTGCGCCCAGTCAGTGTGGTTGATTGTCCAATTCGTTTGTCAAAAAAGCGACAGCCGGGATTTAGAATAGCACCATAAAGACTGTTTAGATTAATCTTCTTGACCAGCTGACGCTTGTCCCAGTATTCTTCATCTTCTTTGGTAGTGCATTCTTTGAGTTTGGCCTGCATCTGTTTACGTTCAGCATACCAACGTTTCAGCAGACCCGGAATCACGGCTTCTGTTTCATAAGTGAATATGGTACCGTTGGCCGAAATCATCCAAGGACGATTGCTGTCAAATATGATACGCCATACTTCAGCGGCCGAGTGTACAGATTCATCGCCATTGGCCCAGTCAATGGTAATCTCAGTGCCGCGCTGTTGTTCCATCACAGCAGTATACTCTAGTGTGGCAAACAGTCCTTCCCAGGCTGCGGCAAAGCTCTGTCCAGATGTCATGCGTTCTTTGATCAGGCGATCAGTCATGGTCGGCCTGAGCTGTCCCACAATGGTCTCTGGTCCCATGTTCAGCGCACGAATAGCACTTGGATACAGACTGTTGATGTCAATGCTGCCTACAAAATCCCACATGCCTTTTTTGGGATAGGCCACATAGGCACCTGCTGCCTGTGTATCCTCATCACTGAGTCGTTCTTTGCGACTGGGCACAACCATACCACGTTCGTGTGCTTCGTTGATAATGGCCTGTTCTGTCACTGCCACTGCGCCCATTGTGGTGGGCAACAAAACTGTGTTTTCATGTGCCAGCGTATTTGCCAAGTCCAAGAACTTTAATTTCTTGTCCATTTGCGCAATGCCATTCACGTCCTGCCTGTTATACTCCAAGAACGTCTTGAAATTTTGATTGTACAGTTGATCCAGAGTACCTTCAAACTTGGTCTTGCCTTCTAGACCTTCGTACTCGAGGATAGCATCAAGACTGTAGCTGTGTCGTTCTTCATAGGTATATTTTCTATACAGTTGCATATAGTCCATATGCACCCGACCGATCAAATCAAACGTGATATTTTCTGCACCAAAACGTTCAAATGTACGCTGCTTGGGCAACTGATTCCAAAGACAATAACGACGTGTGTCGTCTTTGCTGAGAACCTTGGTAGTGCGCATGATCATGTAGGGAATGTCGTAGCCTTCTGAATTCCACCCACTGAGTACATCAGCGTCTTGAATCAAATTCAGAAAGTTATCTAAGAGATCTTTTTCTTCAGTAAACATGAATGTGTTTGTGAATTCAGCAGCAATCTCTTTGGCAGTGTCCATGCTCATGTGTCGTGGCGGAATAGCCAATGTGACCAGTTGATCCAACCAGTCTAGATACACAGTAACCGAAGTAATTTTGTTGAAAGGATCGTCGGGACGACTGTAGCCTTTTTCAGGATCGAAGTCTACTTCAATATCGAAAAATGCTGTGTGTAGGCGTGGCGCATCTTGGCCTTTGTAGTTTTCTTCCAGACATCTAAACACCGGATTGATGTCAGACTCGTACAACTGTTTGCCCGAATGTATGCGTTGCTCTTTGCGAAATTCTTTGCTGTTGCGTGTAGCAAACCTGCTGACTGGCTGGCCGTAGATACTACGAAACTTGCCTTTGGGATCGTCATAGTAGAATATGTAGGTTGCAGGATACTCCTGGTACACACGTTCGCCGTTGCGACGTTCTACTATGTGTACTCGATCATGTTCTCGATCAAATAGGGCGTCTACATAACTCAATGTTGTTCCTTGTTGTTAGAGTAATTATAACACAAAATTGTGCCATGTGCTAGGTCGATTGATACAGTCACTAAGCACTTTGTGAGCTGTTTTATATTTTACATTGTTTGGATCTAACACGTCGTGCATTTTGAACTCTAAATATGACCAAGTATGCCAGTTTGTCAAACGAGTATATTCAACTAAATCAGCCTCATACTTCTGTGCTAGATCATAAAAAGCCGGAGCTTCTTGGAAATTGGTTTTTTGTACAACCATTCGCAGTCTGAGTTCAAAATCCAATGACTGCTTGAGATCTTTGATAAAATCTAGTGCTGCCAGCATGTCAGACCACCGACCACCGCGACGTACAGTTTCATAGGTTCGAGCCGTTGCTGCGTCAACAGTGACAGTGATCATACCAATGTTTTGATGTTTCGTGGCTATTCTGTCCCAGCGTCGTGGCAGTAGTAGGCCATTGGTCTGTATCTGTAGATTCAAGCGTGGTATTAGACTCAAATCAATTTGATTGACCATGTGCATCAATACATCACTGGCAAATAATTCACCACTGGTGCTAACCGTCACATTGACCTGCTGTTCAGTACCACGACTAAAAAGGTTATCTACTAGTCTCTGAGCAATATGATCAATTTTAGCCTGATCGTCTTCGACTTTTTTAGTGACTTCCGTCCGACAACTAGGACAGCTTAGATTACAGGTAGGATCTAAAGCTAACATGATATGTGTCGGCATCAGCCAACCATGTTCGTCCTGCATTACCTGTCTTAGGTCCAGCGGATAGATATGGTCTAGACTATGTAAATTTTTCTGTTGTAAGATATAACAAACCTGTTCGTTACAGTATTCATAAGTTCCTTCAGTGATACTGCGTCTAATAGCCTTGGCAGTATCTGATTGCATCAATGCAGTTAAATCGTCATCCCAAATGTTACCAATACTGGTAGGTAACCAAGCTTCACACTGGCATAGAAATACATCACCATTTAGCCCAACACCTATACTGTTCCAAGGCATAGTGCATAGCAAACCCTGCAACTGTTTGTTAGGGAATTTCTTAGGACCCCCGTGTGGAAAAATTGGAATGGCTCTGCGTTGAAACATTTACAAAGTTTTGCCTACTGTGGTAAGAATAGTTTCTAATAACTCATGATCCTGCTGTTCACGACCAAACTCGGCTTTGTGCGCTAGCTTGATTGCTTTTTTCAATATAGCAGGTTTGATTTCTAATTCTTCTGCCACAGCCTTGATGGTATCGTTGAGTCCACCATTTAAGGTTTCAACCTCCATCATTACCTGCATACCTTCATTGATTATCTGTGTCAGTTTGGCTTTTTGCTCGGCACTGAAAGATCGATTTTGCATATTTTCTCCAAATAGTAAGGCAAATCCAAAATTTGAATTTGCTCAATGCTTGATTATACACTATTTGTCTAGCATGGTCTAGACTTTTCTGTAGCAGATATACCAATTCATAATGACAGAGTCGACTGTTTGGACCACCAGGACTGTGCCTGTTCAAAGGGCACTGCCAGACTCAATCTCAATGTAATTCTAAGTCCTTGGTTCCTTACCCAATGCCATTGACTGGTATCTAGCAAAAAACTAAGGTTAGGACTACTCCTAGTGCGGATCACATGAGATTTATCATTAATACTTTGGCTGTAGGTAGCAGCAGTCGGATCTTGACAGTCAACCACGTGTAGTAGATTACATTCGTGGCCATTTCTTCTAGTTGGACCGCCACCGTCGATGTGTCTAGGAAGTCGTCCGGTAAAAATCTGTAGTTTGACCCGATCTGGTTGAAGCGGTTCAAGGTAATCTAATAAATCTTGATGCCAGGGAATAAGTTGTTCGAAGTCTGGACCACTCCAGTGTGCGTACATGAAGTTGTAATCGTCGTTGGTATAGGTCTGAGCTAACTGTTCTTTGGACCAACAAAATAAACTAGGGTCTTTCCAAACTAGAGCATTGCCGTCTCGGCGACGAATTTCGTAACAGTGTATGTGTTCTTGGCGATTGATTACGCCATATCGTTGCCTATTGGCCCATACTTGATCAAACGCATGATATATCGGCAACCAATCTTGTTGGATAGATAAAGGTACGACCTGTTGCATAGCGTATTACCACGCTCCTCTATGCACTCCATACCAGTAGGCTATCCAGGCAATCATTCCAGCACACAAAAAGTAAAACTCCCAGGCATCTCTGCCAAACCAATCAATTGGTCCTGACCGCAGTGATACTGTCTGTTGTGATTCTGGTGCTAGTCCGTGTGCAATCCACCATTCTTCCGCATTAATCTTTTTTGGCTGTGCTTCTTGTACGATTGCAGGTGGTTCAATCGGTGGTGGGTTCCAGAATTCTGGACGTTTTGGTAAGTCAGGAAATATCATTAGTAACCTCTTGCCAGGAAGGATGGTTTATAGGCCACATTAAAGCAAACATGGTAAAATCAAGTTGATTCGCAAATTCAACTGTGATGTAATTCACCCCACGCTGAACTGTGAATACCAACGTGGGGTGTTGACGTTTAATTGCACGTAATCGATTCAGTATACGAGTTTTACGCAGTCTGTTTCTAGTTTGTCCAGTTATCCCAGTAAACACTCGAGTACTAAACTGAATTACGTACACAAAAACTATTTACCGTTTTTTACCAACAATAGTATCGGCAATTCTACGCTGGCTGGCATCAATCTTTTCACGAATGTTGATTACTTCTTCGCGTAGTTCATTGCCCGACTCTTGCAGTTCCTGTAGACTGTCGCCTAGGCTCTGTGCAAACTCGGCCACTTCACGGATTCTAGCACGGCCCGATTGGGCATCATTGGCCAACAGCTGACTAACTTCCATGGTGTGTTGAATACGCTGATCGTTAGTGACGTTGGTGGCTTCGCGCATCATTTTTTTCAAGCTACCATCAAACCACACAGCATTTTCATCAGCAGTATCGTTGATAAATGCTGCCATTTCTTCGTTGGCATGATAAAACTTTTCGCTGGCTGTACCAATAGCTTTGATAGCATTGGCCATGTCATGTGCAATGTCGGCCATGCGACGATTCATGCTGTTACGATGCTGTAGGTATTCCAATTTGGTCTTGTTGATCATTGACTCTTGGAACGCTGCTTCAACAGGATTCTCAGGCTTGAGCAGGTTCAACATCATAAGTCGATTGCGATACACATCGTCTGTGGTACGCATGATCATTTCTCTGTTGCCGCCTGCGTTGATGGCCCAGCTCTGCATAGCGTCGGTGACGTTTTCTTCTACGATTGAGCGAGCAACCTGTGTTTGGGCCACGTTGTACTGTACGTAAGCTTCTACGTCAAAGGCTCGCTTGGTCTGTTCAGCAATCATTGCTGCCTGGGCTTCGGGATCCATAGCTGCATGCATGCTGAGGAAACTGCCCACTGGTTTGAAATCTAATTCCTGTTCTACTACTACTTCGGCTGCTTTACGAGCAGCAGGCTTTTTGGCTGCTGTTTTGGCTGCAGGCTTTTTGGCTTTAGCAGCGGGTTTCTTTGCGGCAGGTTTAGCCGCTTTTTTGGCAGGTTTTTTGGTTGCCATACAATCTCCTATAGGTAAAGTCGGCTTAGGGCCGCGACAATACTTATAGACTAGTTTTTTACACCGGGATTTTTATCTGAGACTGAACTGCTGATCCTGCTGCTGCGTGTAAGCATTATTGAGCAGATCTAGGTAGCCCATGTTGCGCAGGATTTTGAACGCTAGATTTTCTGTGCTGTATTCGCCGCCGGTATCAAGTCCACTGCGACGCATGCGACGTAGTTTGTCTTTGATGCGAGCCAAATCCTCAGGATCATCGGCTGATTCCACAGCCACTTCAATCTGTTTGATTAGGTCACGCACTTTTAGACTAACTGCGCGATCGTCAATTTCTGGAGGTTGGTAACCGGGCTGTTTCAACCAACGATCGTTGATCACACTATACACACCGGCACTGACTGGAGGTTCGTCTATGTCTTCCACATAGAGTTCAACTTCGTTACCATAGATAGTGATGTCATGTTCATTGTTCCAGAGTGTTTTCTTGGCACGATAAAAAGCTTCGGCTAGATCGTCACAATCTAGATCACTGTATCTGGTTATAACGTGTAAATCATAATCACTATAGCGAGTATAATTGTAGTTGGCCATGCTGCCAGTTAGCACTATGTCCAACACTTCGAAGTTTGGAATTTCTAGGTAGGCAACAAACTGTTTGGCTATCTTGAGTAGAGCATTTCTAACTTCCGGTCGTAAATTATCACCGTCCCATGCTTTTGGATTTAGGGTTTTGTGGTAAGCTACGTTGCGTGAAACTAAGTCTTGAAATTTCATATTATATCATTTGCGTTTGACAGCGCCACCAGCAGCAGGATTGCCTGTGCCCTTGGTTATGGAAATCGGACCAATTTTTGTTGTAGCAGGATTTTCTCGACCGGTCCAGCTGCCGTCTGGTTTGACACTGGTCACAGTCACGTTTGAAGGTATAGATGCTGCTGCTGCCTGCTGACTGGATATTTCTTTGCTGAGTTGACTACTAGTAGTAGATAGATCGTTGATTGCCTGGGATATGTCACTAGCAGCAACCTTTGCTCCTTGCTGTGTGGTCATGGCACCTGCGTCCACTGCATCCTTCCAGGGCATCTCTGCTTCATTTTTAGTTTTGTTTTTTGTAAATTCTTGCGCTCTCATGATATTCCTTAGGTAATTGGGCCACCTTCAACCCAGGCATCACAGGTTCTTTTGGCAGCACATTTGAATTTCAAAAATTTGCAATAGCCCAAGGTGCCTGCATCTACAGTATCGTGTGGATCCGAGCCGGGCTCCTCACCAATACCACTGGCAATACAGTCCAGCATTTTTTCTGAGATGTCAAATGCAGCACAGTTGCCACAGCGATTTTGTTTCACACTGTCTATGTCGCTGGTGTTCCATTTGTCTGCTAGTTCTTGCCAGTACTCTTCGTTGGGTTCGTTGGGATTCAATGGGCCGTAGTGATATTCATCTATAGCCTTCTGACGATTTTTAAGATTTAGGTCAATGTTTTGCGTTGCTGGAGGACAGCCTTTGGCCACTGCTTCGACCATGTTGATTAAATCTCTCATTTGTTTTTTCCTGATTTCATATTTGCACACCAATGATACATACGTCCTCGCTCACCACCGTATTTTTTGGCACGGGCACGTAGATCGGTCACTGAACCCGAACAACTGGCACCAGCACGTTTCACACGCCCTGGACGGCTCTTGCCTTTGACTTTGCCGTCGGCAAAATTTTCGTCAACTTTACGACTGGGACCATAAACAATAGCGCCAGGGTTAACGCCGTATTTTTTTTCTAAAGCTCGAACAAGCATAGGTATGGCACGATTTGGAAATCCTCTAGTGACCAA